ACCAAGAAGAAAGTGTTTATTGGCCAAGAGGTTGAGGCAACAATAATTAAGTCAAAGGTCAATACGCCGTGGCGTACAGCTAAATTTAAGCTGTATTATCCACAGCCAATTGATCGTAGCTTTGAGGAAGACGAGGTCACAGATGGTGAAACTACATTTTAGGCGACTATATCAGCGCCATCAGATGGGCGTAATCGATAATGCCATCGTTACTTTTGGTAAAACGCCGTATGAGCAACGCACCTACCCAGTATTTCCTAGTTTTGATAATAGCCCGATGAAAACCTATATCAATCGCCACTCGTATGTTTTAGTGCTTGACCTTTGGATAGTAACGGCAGTATTTAAGTGGGTCGGCAAGGATCGGAAACCACCGAATGCCGCGGCTTAAGAACTACGGACCAGGCAAGCGTGTCAACGTCTGGTTGCCCGAAAAACACCTGAAGATAGCCCGTGACCTTGAGAATCTGTCAAATTTCTTCCAATTATCGCTCGAACAGGCGGCAGGAATCATGGCACTTGATATAATCAAGCAAGAGAAGGGGCTCAAACAGGAACTGCCGACACAAGAAGAGATTGATCGTTGGAATAAAGACCACCCACAAAATCCATTAACACAAAAGCGAGACAAAGAATGCAACACCCCGAACTCAGCGCCGAAACCCGAACTCTGGTAATCAGCCGTATAGTTGATTATGACGAACTCGAACCCGAGCAGGCTGCGCGTGCCGCCATTAAGGTAATTGCGAACGACTTTTTCATATTTATTGAGCGTAACCTAGTTATTAAAGAGAAAATGACCAAACGGCTTGTACCATTCGCCGAGGTTTTGAACTGGGAGCAAAAAGCACTAATGGATGAGGTAATTGATGACCTCGTACATCAGCGCCCAATCCGCTATATCATCCTAAAAGCCCGCCAGATGGGCATGTCAACTCTGATTGAGGCCCTATGTTATTGGTGGACTTCAACTCACCGCTATGTCACTAGCGTCATTATCGCCCACGAAAAAAACGCTGTGAACGCCCTCTATAAGATGTTCCGTCGCTATTACGAATACTCACACCCGCACTTCCAGCCAGATCGCAAGTACAACACAAAGAATGAGCTTGTGTTTGACGTGTCCGATGAGGTGAAAAAACAGTATGCCGAAGAGGGGCAAACCCCTCCAGGTTTACAGTCTGAAATCAAGACAATGGTCGCGGCCGACGGTAAAGGCCGCGCGGACAATATTAACTTCTTCCACGGGTGTTTGCACGAAAAATCTTTAGTTGTTTTAGCTGATGGTTCTTCTAAAATGATTAAAGACGTTAATTTAGATGATTTAGTCATTACTTCTTCTGGTGCGGTAGCCCCTGTGACTGCCAAGACAATGACAGGAGTCAAGCAGACTTATAAATTAAATACTTGGATGAGTAACCAGCCAATAATAGCTAGCGCAGACCACAAGATACTGACAGAGGGTGGTTATAAAAAACTATCCGATATTAAATCTACAGACTGGATAGCTAAACCAAAGTATCAATTCAACCACCAAACAGAGTGGTCGTATGAACTGCCTCTTAGCCATCGTCCTCAAAACGGTGGAACAAGCCGTCAATCTTCAGTAAGCTTTGACCTTAATGAAGAATTTGGTTATTTGGTGGGCTATTATCTAGCAGAAGGTCACATAGGTAAGAAGTTGGGGCGTGTTACATTCACCTATGAAGCAGCTGAAACTTTTTGTGAGCGAATCAACAAGTTCTTTCCTAACGCCCCAAAATATATTGTCGAGGGCAACCGCAAACGTAGTGTGTTTAATAGCGTTTTCATGGCGAACGCACTCAATGAATTGTGTGGTAGGGTGGCTAATAAGCACGTTCCCCTGTTCGGTAATAACGACTTTTTTAAGGGAATCTATCGCGGGTACATGGATGGTGATGGAAGCAAGACCGACGAGCAACGTGAACGAGCCCCTAGCGTCCACGAGCGAATTGCTCGCAATATCAATCGTATTGGGGACATGCAAGGCGTCCATGGTTCTCTGCATTATGCTGAGCGTGAACGGTATGGCGTCCCATCTAAGCCTATTTGGATAAACTCCTTCTGCAATGGCAAAAGCTCAAAATATAAATTCATCAATGGGCAATGTTTTGTGCGAGTTAGGTCAGTTGCTCCTTATGAAGTTGCTACGACATACGACCTAGAGATAGACCATCCTGACCATAACTTTGAAACTCCATCGGGTGTTGTCTCGAATTCCGAGGTTGCTTTTTGGGATGATAGCGCGGACATCGTTTCGTCTGCACTCCAGGCCGTTCCTATGGCACCAGAGAGCTTCGTGTTCCTTGAGAGCACAGCCAATGGTATCGGTGGATATTTCTACGACGAATGGCAACTAGCTAAGCGCGGGGAGAGCCAATTCAAGCCACTCTTCTTTGCTTGGTGGGCGCACGACGGCTACGAGCTTCCATCCACTGCTGAAGAAAACGGTCATCTCGATGACGAAGAAAAAGACCTCATAGTGCTATTCAAAGAGAACAATGTTCCAGAGGAGCGCTGGCCAAATAAAATTGCATGGCGTCGACGAAAGAAAAAAGAATTTCGAACGGAGCCAAAAAAGTTCTACCAAGAATACCCGTCTACCCCCGAAGAGGCCTTCCTCGCGTCTGGTCGACCCGTGTTTGAAACCAAAACGCTCCAAGAGATGGAGAAAATCGCACTTGCATCGGCTCAAACTCGTGCGTATGTCTGTGGTGAGGTGTACAAAAATGATGATCCTATGAGCCTAAATAAGTTCGTATTCCGCGAGTACCGACGTTCGGGTGAGCACGACCCGACACCGTTCCGTGTCTGGTGGCAACCTGAGAAGAATCACAAATATGTCATTGGCGTTGACGTCTCGGAGGGTATTGAGATTGAGAGCTCCAAAGGTAAGGAGCCTGACTACTCCGTGGTTAGCGTCATTGACACTAGCTCAAGCAGTCTGAAAACGGTTGCTCGTTGGCGCGGTTACATCGACCCTGACTTGCTTGGCGAGGTTGTGTTTAATATCGGCATGTTCTACAACAAAGCCCTAGTGGGCGTTGAGGTGAATAACCATGGTATCTCGACAGCTGCATATTTGAAAAACAATTTCTATCGCAACCTCTACATGCGCGAGTCCCAAGAGGATGAGCAGTTCCAGGTTCGCACCACCAAATTCGGGTGGCAAACAAATAAGAAGACGAAACCGATTATGATTTCGGAATTACAGCGCGTAATACGAGAAGGTGCTATAATTGACCTAGACATAGTATTCATTCGTGAATGTATGAGCTACGTTAAAAAAGATGATGGTTCGATGTCAGCCCAAGAAGGGCAGCACGACGACACCGTCATGGCCATGGCAGTTGCATTGCAAATGGCCGACTGGGCTCCGTACAACACAGAATATGCAAAAGAGAATATTCATAAACCAATAAAGAGAAACACAAATGCCTCAAAATCAACAAGCTCCGCAAAAACCAGTAGAGATGCCCTCTCCAGAAGAAGAGAATCTCGAAAAGCTCATCGGATCACAAGGCGCCCGCGGTGAACTAACACTGGACGAAGCCTTGAAAATGTTCGATGACGCAAAGAAGTATGTAGATACTGGCCTGCGCACAAAGTGGGATAACTATTTTAAGGTTTACAAGGGTAAACGAGTTATTCGTAACTACGAAGGCGTTGCAGATCCTGTCATCCGCGAATCTCACACAATTATTGAAACATTAGTCGCCAACATTGCTGGCGGTGCTCCAAAATTCCATTTTGTCAAAACAAACGAAGAGCAGTCAGACGACACCGAAGTCCTGAATGGACTACTCGACTTCTACATGATTTACAACCAGATGGGCCTAAAAAACCAAGAGTGGGTACGCGACATGCTGCTTTACGGAACTGGTATTCTCTATGTTGCATGGGAAGACGGCAAACCAAAGATTGAAAATATCCCTCTTCGTAACTTCTTTGTTGACCCTACGTCGACTGGCATGGTTCAGGCAATCAGCCCAGCACGTTATGCTGGTTATCAGTATTTGGCGGACAAGACTGTTCTTGAGCGCGCGACTATTTTTGACGCAGAGGCAACCCCTAACGGTAAGGCCGAAGACCTAGACCCAGTGTCATCAGATGCAGAGCGCCCACAAAAGGGTGCTTGGGTTCCACGCTACAAGAATCTTGATATTATTGGATATGACAAGGAGAACAAGGGCGGCGCTGGCAATGGGGACAACGCCAGTATGGACAAGATATTCAAAGACGCTTTTGCTGGCTCTACTTTGGGGGACCAGGCCACCGAGCGCCAGATTTGGGTTATATGTCTACACGACCTCTTCACTGGCCGTGTCTACGAGATAGGAAACCGAAAAGCATTTATCTACAATGAAAAAACATGGTGTCAGCGTGAAGAGCTTGTTGAGGAAATCGAAGTTGAAGTTGACGGCCAGCTCGTTCCATCAACTCGTAAGCTTGATGAAATCAAGCCATTCTTGCCGTTTGCGGTTCTGCGCGATTATGTCGACACCTCTCAATTCTATGGTGATGGCGAAATGGCCGTTATTCTCGAAGACAATGAGCTATTGAATGACTATGAAGCGATGGATATTGATAACAACGCGTATCAGAACACACCTATGTACTGGGTTGATCCACAATTCGCTGACCTTATCCCTGAGATTGAGACTATCTCGGGTGCTGTTTATCCTATCCCTCGAAACGCCATGGGAGCTCTTGAGCGTCCACAGCTATCAGCTGACCTAGATAACAAGAAAGAGCGCATTACGGCTCGTATGCGACGTGCTACGGCCGCCGATGAAGCTGTTCAGGGCGTCTCACAGGCTAAGGGACGTGCAACTGCTACTGAAGTTACCACTCAAATCAACCAGGCGAACACACGCTTTAGCACTAAGATCAGCAACCTTGAGTCAGAAGGCTATGCACAGCTTGGCCTCATTATATTCAAATATGTTCAGATCTTCGTCACAAAGCGCACAGCGGTTCGTATTGTTGGTCCAACAGGTGTTTACTTCAAAGACTACGACCCGTGGGAATTCAACGGTGAATGGGAGGCTCAGGTTGAGCTCGACACCACCATCAAGCAAAAAGAAGCACTGGCAGCTCAAGTTGACCAACAGGCCTATGCACTATTTACTGGCGATCCTGCCTTTAACCAGGTTGAAGTCAAGCGTTGGATTGCGAAGCGTCTCGATCCTAACATGACTGACGAAAAGTTTAATAGCTTCTTGGCGCCTCCGATGCCTCCGAAAGACGACACCAAAGACTTCGTCAACGTGGCCTACAAAGATCTTGAGCCTTGGGCTAAGCTACAGTGGCAGAAGAATGTTGGATGGGAACAAGATCCTCAATTACAGGGCGAAATTCAAAACAAGATGCTTGAGCAAGCTAACCTTGGTGCTGACCTTATGGACCCAGCGACTCAGGTTGACGGCCAGATGGTCCCAGGCATGGAAGCTCTTATGGCTCCACAGCCTGCGGGCGCTCCGAGTGGCATGAACCAGCCTGCTCGTGCTACAATGGCATAGTAATTAACAAGCTTAAAAAGGAGCAACTTTATGGCTGACACAGAAGATAAAACACCTATTAAAGAGGAAGAGCTAGACCCTCGTACGCGCGGACAGATCCGCAAAGAACTTCACAAGACCAAGGCAAAGCAGCGCAAGACAAGTGCAGAGCAGCTCAAAGCTGATTATTTGTCTGCTAAAGATGAGCCTGCCATCCTTGACATTCTGGAGAAAGCGAAGCAGTTCGCGGCCTACCACAACAAACTGGCTGAAGACGGCGTCGGTGCTAGAAACATGGGACTCGATGATTCTGGTGCGCCAATAATTGAAGATTATTATTTGACGGATTCGCAGGTCGCTCGCGAACTTGGTGGCTCGTCAGCCCTTAAACAGCTGATTGCTTATATTGAAAACAAATTAAGTTAGTGGTATGATTTGTTTATGGTTACTTGCTAACCAAGCAATTTCAAACACAAAGAAGGAGAAATGATGGACGAAGAAAAGTCTACAACTACCGATGAGAACAACCAGGATACTGACTCTCAGGTAACAGACCAGCAGACCGACTCACAAGTCGATAACCTGGACGATACATCAAAATCTACCGAGCAATCGGCTGATGAAGATAAAAAATCAGAAACCGAGAGCGAAGATAGTGCTCCTACCTCTAAATTCGACACTGACATTGACGAATGGGCCGAAACAACGAAACGTCCTAAACCGACGACTGACGAAGAGCGTACTCTTCTGCAGGAAATTCGTGACGGTCAACGTGAGTTTTCACGTTCCAAGCAAGCTAAAGATTCCCAAAAGGAAGTCGACACGGCAATTAAAAACGCCAAGCCTGCTGATAATAAGCAAGATGATGAAGAAGATGACGATAGTGATCCCCTAGAACGACGACAAAATGAGCTTGAAGCAAAGCTTGCTGAGTCTGAATCTATCCGATTACGATCTGAATATTTTTCACAAGAGTCAGTGACTGAAAAAGAAGCTGGTGTCATGGGAGAAATCCTAAAAGAGAAAGTAGACAAAGGTGGTCAAGAAGCCTACGACCACTGGACTGACCCAGCCAACCTTGATGACTGGCACATGCTCGCGAAAGCGCGTTTGTCGACCAACAAGGACACGACCGTAATTGAAGAAGAGGCTGCTCGTAAAGAGCGTGAGCGGATTGCGAAAGAGTCGCAGGCGAATGGTGGCGCTCGGAATGCCCAAAGCACCGAGACGGGACAACCGAAGGGTTATGACCGTAATGCTTACTTGAAATCTGACGATTACTAAAATTCGTAACATTTCAAAAAGGAAATAAAAATCATGGCACAGAATTATGCATCAGAAGATCTAGCAGTTATTGACGAACGTTTTTACACCGAATCAAAAACTAGCATGATCGTAAACAACGGGTTGACAATGACCTTTGAAGGTGTCAACACAGTAACAATCTACAACGTAGGTGTTGTATCAGAAGTTGACTACATCCGTAACGGCGAAAACCGATTCGGTCCACTAGTTGAGCTTGGTACAGGCGTTCAGAGTTTCGTTCTTTCACAAGACAAAGCCTTTACGTTCACAGTTGACCGAGGTAACTTGGAAGATAGTAAGATGGTTCAAGAAGCTGACAAAGCCGTTAAACGCCAAGTTCGTGAAGTATCCATTCCTACTACTGACATCTACCGATTAAGTGTCCTAGCTGCTTACGCAATTGCTAACAGCCAAAACACAGATAGCGCTCTTTCAGCATCTAACATGTTCCAAGGTATCCTTGCAGAACGTGCGACATTGATTGACGCTGAAGTACCAGTCGAAAACCTTGCGGTATACATCACAGCAACAGCTGAGACTTACCTATGGCGCGACGCAGAATTTAGGTACGCATGTGACAAAGCTTATGCAGACAACAAAACTGGTGTTATCGGCCGAATCCTCGGTATGGACATCGTGGTTTGTCCTGCAAGCTACTACGTTTCAAACTTCGGTTTCATGATCCTAGCTAAGAACGTACTTGTTGCTCCTACAAAGTTCAACATGGTTCGTATTCTTGACGAAGTTCAAGGTATCGATGGTAAAGTTGCGGAAGGTCGTCGTTACTACGATGCATTCATCCCAGCTAACAAGGGTGAAGCTATCCGTCTACGACGTATTGCCTAGCAGCATAAAGTAAAGTAAGTTCTAAAAGGAGCAACATATCATGGTAAAAACAGCAGCACAATTACAAGATTCAAAAGCAGGAAGCACCACTGAGACTAATGGTCTTGGTGGGCAGGAGAAGCCTCTTCGCCAGTCTGGGCTATATCAGCTCAAGAACGAAGCAGGAGAGGTCGTGAGCACGATCATCGTGAGAACTCACCCATTGTTTGGCGATGGTCAGGCTTCAGCAGCAGAACGTGTCGGTTTCCGATACGTCCGCGCCGCAACGAAGGATGACATCAAAGAGATTACTATGGACTTAAGCAAGACTGACACTGGATCTGGTGAAGAGCTCAAGGGCATCCAAGCCCGAATGACAGCATTCGAAGAGGAATCAAAAGCGCTTCGTGCAGAGAATACAGCGTTAAAAGAAGCTCAGGTTACGCAAACAGCTAAGCCGAGCACCAAGTAACAAAACAATTTAACTAAGTCGCCCCAGTGATCCTGGGGGATTAGAAAAGAGAAAAAATCATGGCAAACCCAGCAAATTCAACAGCATACCGACTAACAGATGGTCGTATCGCAGTAAACGTAACAGAAGCAAAGACACTAACAGTCGCTGACCAAGGTTATGTGCAGAACGTAATCTACGCCAACGGTGTAGTCTCAGTTCCAGCCACAGCAACCGCTGGCCAGTGGACTGTTCGTAATGGTGGCGTACCAAAAACTGGTGCTCCAGCAGGAACAGGCGATAACGGAAACGCAATCTCCGTATCTCCAGTAGCAGCTGACGCCATCGAAGGTGGTGTCACAGGAACAGCAGTAGACAATAAGGACCTCATTAACACAGCAGCAACTGCTCGTGTTGGTGATGAAGTTACCATCCTAAACAATGGTCGAACTGAAGGTCCAAGCGTAGTAGCACTCAAGGGTGTCTGGGCTCGCGAAGCCTAAGTTGAGAGACTTACTAAAGGCAGAGGCCTCCTCAGAAATGAGGAGGTTTTCTTTTCACTTTCTGCTATAATGGAGACAGGAGAATTAAAAAAAACATGGCCACTAAAATTACAATGGAATTCAAAAAAGGCGACAACGTAAACCACGCCTTCAAAATGGCAATAGCAGACTACACCACTGGTGGTACTCTGTACTTCACAGCAAAGCCAGCAGTTGACAATGACGCGACTGACGCTACTGCAATTATTGACAAAGCTTTTACTGACGCGGTCGTTACTACTGATGCGACCTATGCAACGTGGACCCTAGCTTTCGTCCCAGGTGACATCACTGGAGTCAACTTCAGTAACGGCGAGAGAAAGCTTACTTACCTTGGTGAATTTCAGTTTGTCAGCGCCACTGGCGCGGTCAGCACGTTTCCGTCAGACGATAATTTTATTGAAGTCATAATCTATGCGGACATAAAGCGCGGAATATCATAGGAGCGTCATTATGAGCACGTTCCAAGTTACCTCAGACACAGGAATCACAGCAATAATCCAAACGCTTCCGCCCAAGACGGTGATCGTAGAGTCGCCTGCTGAGAAAGTAGTGACTATTCGCTCTAATGTAGGTAAAAAAGGTGACCCAGGTGCAGCAGGAGCTACAGGGCCTAGCGGTCCAACTGGTCCGACTGGTGACCCAGGTGCGACAGGCCCTACGGGTGCTGATTCTACGGTTCCAGGTCCAACTGGTTCAATTGGTGCGACAGGCCCAGCAGGAGCTACGGGTCCAACTGGTGCTGATTCAACCGTAGCTGGCCCTACGGGAGTTACTGGTGTTCAAGGTGCGACGGGTGCTACTGGACCAACTGGAACAACTGGAAATATTGGAGCTACTGGACCGACAGGGGTTGCAGGAGCAATTGGCCCGACTGGTGCGACAGGAGCAGACTCTACTGTTCAGGGACCAACGGGTGCGACGGGTCCAACGGGTCCAACGGGTTCCACTGGTAATGTTGGCGCGACTGGCCCAGGCGGTGCGGTTGGAGCAACGGGTGTCACTGGTTCTGTTGGTAGTACGGGACCCACAGGTGCGACTGGTCCAGATGGAGCAGATTCTACTGTCCCAGGACCGACAGGAGCAACTGGTCCTGCAGGTGCAACAGGCAATACTGGCCCAACTGGCCCTAGTGGCCCAACTGGTGCTGCTTCAACTGTGCCAGGTCCAACAGGAGCCACAGGCCCTACTGGGGTAGCTGGTGCTAATGGTCCTACAGGTGCAACGGGGCCTTCAGGTTCAGCTGGAACCGCTGGCTCAACAGGGGCTACTGGTCCCTCTGGTGCTACTGGAGTCACGGGTCCCTCTGGCCCAGCAAATATAACTGGGAAGATTGTTGATGCGTACACTGGGGGGGTTATGTACATAGCACATCGTGGTGGCTTGAATGTCGGTCCAGAGGGTACGATGCAAGCTTATGCTAACATCGTAGCAGCTGGTGCTAAGTGCCTAGAGATGGACTGTTATAAACTATCAGACGGCAGTTTAGGGATTATGCACGATTCAACTCTAACTAGGACAACTACAAGCACAGGCAACACAGCAGACCAGACTGCCCTATCTTGGCCAAACATCGTTATAGACGT